TCAAGCGCCGCCACGCTGCGATGCAGACGTGTCTTGCAGACTTGGGATAGTCGGCCGAGCATCCGGGGAATACTTGCGCAGTACGCCCAAAGCATCGTCCAGCGTATCCCGTATCTTAAGAAGCCGCGCCCTAGTTTGCGGGCTGCGCACTGCGTCGCATAGCTCATCCGCCTCTATCGAAGCTTCCAGGATGCGCAACTTCAATACGATGGAATCAAACTCGGTCATGACAAATCCTCCGCGTGTGAGGATCACTATAGGTCATTCCGGGGCGATGTCCGCGCCAATCTCACGCATCTTGTCATAGACCCGTTGTAGCTCCTCGTCCGTAAGCGCGAGCCGCGCAGCGGCATAGAACAGACGGTCCTCCCCCATGACGCGCGGAGACTCCCCACCCGTGTACTTGCGCCACTGCTGCCCGCCCGCGAGCGCGAACAGTTCGGCCATTTCCTCACTGGTCTTATTCAACGAGTCTTTGAGTTTGCGGAGGTCGGCGGCGGAAGGTGGGGAGTAGCGCATAGAGAAAGGCCCGCTTACGCGGGCCAGATGTTTAGTGGACGAACAGTTTCGCGAAACCTGCTACGGCCCCGATAGAAGCGGCCAGTGTGGCGAAGCCCGCTACGAAGGGCATCAAGAACGTTTCCCGCTTGAACTTGCCTGCCTCTGCGTTCAGCTTCTGGGTCTCCGCCATCAGCTTCGCAATTTCAGCCTCAGTCTTGAGAATGTCCACGGTCTTTTCCAATTCAGTCGTCCTCTAGGGGTTGTCGGGTTACGCGGGTGCGTCGCCCATGTCCATAATACTAGCCCCTTTTGGATCACCTCGCAAGCTATTTCTTTACCGGCTCGATACCCCAGCACTGCGCCGCGCGCGTGTATTCCGGTATCGCCTCGGGGTTGTGCTTGCACTTGTTGATGGTATCTAGAGCATTCTCGTAATGCCACATCAGAAAGTCTACGACGTGATCGAAGTATGCCTGCTGTGCGGCGCTATCCGGAGTCTGACAATCCGCTCCCATGTGGGCCGGATCAACGGCCGGAGGTACTGCCATCGTTTCCGCGTTGAACGCCCCGACAGACCTAGCGATGTTGTTAAAGGCTTCGACGGCGGTCTGGGAATCCGTCCGGCTAGGGAGGCATGACCCCAAGGCGAGCGGAATGAACACAACGTTCCCTTTCATATACTCTCGGTCACTGTACACCTGAATGTCATGCCGGAATTGCGCAACCATCGCATCTTTCTCGGGCGTGTCGATGTACCCGCGCATGTCGTCAAACTGGAAGTTCACTAACGTCCACGTCGAAATGTTGATGTTAGCCGCCGACATCTCCGCGTTCGTAGGGCCTACTCCATTGTTCTCGCTCATAACGATGTCGTGCAGCTTCGTTCCGTTGATGACGCCAGGATACACGCCGATGTCTGCACCACGCGCCTTGAATGCATCTTGCAAGCGGGTGATCGTGTCTTGCGAATCCGGAGTAACCGGAGACGATGCCGCAGTATTCGCAGCGGCCATCATGCGGGCCTTATTGGTAGGTGATACGAGAGGCGCGCCGGAATACGTAAGCTTGATTGCAGGCCCAGACGCAGCCGGGGAATCATCGCCGCCCCCGCAAGCGGCAAGAGTCAATGCGAGCAAAACAGCGGTCGTAGTTTGTTTGATCATTCTCGGAATCTCAGGTTTAGTTTGTTCTCGTACAGCAACCCCGACGCACAGTTTACATCGATCTTTCGAGTTTGAAAGCTAGAACCACGCGTAGACCGATTCGCGAACCACGCCGATATCGAGCGAGCCGTAGCCGGGAAGCTCAGGGAGTTCCACTCGCTGCGCGTCTGTGAGCACTGCGGTAACGTCCTCGGTCCAACGTCGCAGCAGGTCCGGGGACATGAGTTCTATGAACTGCTCCCGCGTGCTGCGGAACACGTCCGGGCATTGGGCGAAGGGTGCCCCGAACGAATCGTGAATCATCCAGAAATTGCGGACGCCTTTACCGTGCAGGTCGTTCACAACGTAGGCCATGTGGGAAGCATCTACCCCGTGGACGAAGTTCGGCGCTACGCCGGCGCGTTGGTCGCTTTTGCTCAGGTCGTCCGTGTCTACGGAGAACGTGCGGTCGCGGCGTGTTTCTGGGCCGCCTATTTGCGTCTTGATCCGCACGGACTTACGACATACTCGCGCTTGCTCGACCCTGAGCCCCGCAGGCGTTCGCCACACAAGGGGCATGCCCGCCGCCGTCATCACGTCCGACACGGCCTGTAAGTAGGCCATCGCATTGAGCATCCCCGGCGCGACATCCGAAAAACACGCATTGATTTGTGCCGCGAGCCACATCGATTCCGCCTCAGGTGCGCCGGTCTTGCTCTGTACTTGCTCCCCGAACGTGTACGTTCCCGCGCTGTACACCTTCGTCATACTCGGGGCCTTCAACAAATCACGGTCGATCGACTTCTCGGCCCAGAATTGCAAGCGTGCCATCGTCGCCGCGTCGGCGTGATCGACAAGGCCGCACAGGCGCTTAGATAGTGCTTCTGCCATGCGCCCGTAATAGTCGTCTCCGCGTTCAGACGGAACGAGATTCACCATAGCGCCCGCCGACTCGTCCTGTGTCATTCCCGCGAGCATTTGCACTCCGCTACAGCTTCCGTCCAGTGCGCCCGCAAGGCGGCTCCGGAACGCGTCCCCCTCCTCCCTGTACCCTACCCACTCGAAGCACGCGGCGAGAAATTGCCACGGCTTATCCGCCTTCATCCATTCCATGTTGTTTCGCGGGTCGGCCGCGACGAGAAGAATCGTAGATTCCTGGCTTATGGTCCACGCCTCACGCTCGTCCGGCGTCCTATGAACCTTCTTGCCGTTCACAGTTACCTTGTCCTCTCCAGCGAGATTGCATAGGTGGATTGCGAGCCACTTCCCGCCATCGCGCCCCAGTGGCGTCCCGTCCGCAAACTCCAGACAGCCCTTGCACAGGTCCGCGCCTTGGGGGCTAATGAGGCTCGTTGCGGGATACATTCGGCCGCGCCAATCGAGATTCCACGGGAAGTAAAACGCATCCTCGTCGGCTAGTTCTTGCATCGCTGACAGAGTGAGCGCACTGCGGATCGTCTTAGCTCGCCGCAATGTCTCCGGGATGTCGTGTCGCGTCTCGATGTACCGGCCGTTAATCACAGCCCCGCCCATGTCCTCCGCATTCGTTCGGAACGTCCGTGCAACTTCCAGCACGCGGCGATTCACGCGGAACCGTGTCGCCTGCAATGCGTTCAACGCAGAGACGATCACCTCCGATTCGATCGGCTGACGAGTACCGCGAACGGCCGGGATTTGATCGTGCAGGTATCCGCCGTGCGTCGAGAATGTCGTCCACGGTACGGGCGGAACGAGCATCGGGCGGCGCTCTGCGAAGTCTGCGACCAAGCCGCCCTCCGCAACATCTTCCAGAAACTTCCCGGTCAAGTGGTAGGTGTTTGGCTTCCGCACCTTGCTCATCATCTTGGTTTCGCCGGTACGCTCCTCAAGCCAGCCAGTAGCAGCGCAGAAGTGGTCCAGCAGCAGCAACGCCGCGCGCTCGTAACCCATCTCGCCATACTCCGGCGCACCTCCCGTCAGATTGCGGAGGCGGCCCGCCAACGCGCCGGCGAGCGTCTGCACACTTAGCGGCCGATCCGGGTCCGCCATCCGCCCCAGCATGCCGCAAATCGCGTCCCAAGTAGCGTCCGCCTGCTCGGCCACATCGAGGGCGTTGACGGGGTTGTACTTGCCGCCCTTGTGTTCGATCTTGGAGACCTTCCGTTTGGTCTGCTTGGCAGTCTCCAGCGCAATACGGAACGCGTCTAGCCCTGCTTTGAGGGCGGCGCGATTCGCAAGGCTCGCGTCGTCAGTCGTGCGGCGGCCGCTCTGCGCCTCGCGACACAGTTGCTTGATGATTACACCGGTATGCCCTTGATCTTGTAGCTTCTCGACGTGCTTCCGCGCGTAAGGCCGCACTTCGGGGATGCGGTCTAGCGAGACCGCAACGGCCTTGCTGCGAAGGCTCTGATATTCGGTAATCGAGTGCATCAACTCCTTATAGGCGTGACAAAGCCTCCGCCAAACTACTGGCGGAGGCAAAGCGCTACCCTCGGGTTGAATACCCGAAAGAACCGCGAGATTTTATTGACGCCTTAGACCACAGTGCTAGACTGCGGTTATCCTACACAGGCATATGTAGGATACAAAGGCGCTCTACGGGTGGCTGTGGATCAATGCCATCAACGCATAAGTCACAGCGAGAACAACGTAGAGGGTTGCAGGATCGGGTCTCATTAGAGGTCCTTTGAAGTGGCGGGGCGGGCTACACAGGTTCCTAGGCCGGTGGTAGCTCGCCCCGTTTGTTTAGCAAGGCAGAATTACCTTGCTAACCACAATCGTAACGCGCCTCAAAGCGGTGTCCAACAAGAATCTCGACGACCTACACCCTTGACAACGCTCACACGCAGCAGAGAGAAGGCATTCGGCGGAGAAAATTTATCTCCACGTGTTTTGTGAACCCAAGGAAATAAGCTAACGACGCTATAGCGTCAACGTTTGCGGGCCTTACTGCGCAAGGCTTCTGGAGAATCCCGCCCATCGTGTTTCTTGTCGCCTTGATCGCTGCGCCCCTTGCCGAAGTGCACGACTTTATTCGAGTATCACCTAGGTCTGATTACGTGGACATCGGGTGTCGCACAAATCCTGACTTTGTCCTTGTAGCGCCCGCGCTAGCCCCCACTGCGCTCCCATCGCCTCCGCGATACCGCTATAGGTTCGACTTCGCTCCTTCCAGCGATTGGGCCCTGGCGGCATCATATGCACCCTCGCCGCTCGGCCACTAACGATGTAGGTTGGAACCAGTACCGGCAAATTCTTCAACCACAGACACGTTGCCTTGGTCTCGCCGTGGCCGAATTGCCACGGCTGAATCAGTTGATCCGGCTTACGGATGTGGCTGCTAATCACGCTAACCGGGTTCTCGATTGCGATACGCTCGATAGGCGCAGCCATCAACATCCGGACAAATTCCAGCGCGTCTGCTTGGTCGGCCCGTCGATTCGGGTAATTCGGATGCGGCCGACGTTCACTAGTCGGCAAGTGCTTGTCGTCCGGGTGATATAACCACCGGACACCTGCCACGGTTAGATACGTGCAAGGTGGATGCGCAATCAGTAGATCCCACCCGTCGTACAATACGTCGCGCACGTCACCTTGGTAGTGATTTCCGGGGGTCTCGGTCGGTAGAAGGTCACAACTTAGGGCGTAATGCCCGCGAGCCTTGAATGCGTCACGCACTCGCCCGCTATATTCACAGGCTACGAGTACCCGCAATTAGGTGAACTCGTAGTAGTCCGCCTCAAGCTCCCGAACAAGTCGATTCACGTCCGCCTGTGGGAGATAATCCCTCGCCTCGATGATCCGCTGTGCGGCGCGTTCCGGATTGTGCGTCTCAAGAGCGCATGCGGCCAGATTGTAGAACGCGTTATAGGCCGCTTGGTCGATGCAGGCTTGAATGACGCTCAAGCCGCTTCCGCCTCTGCGTTGTGTTGAAGCTGCGCCAGGAACAGCGCGTTCGTCGCGATGTGCCAGTCGTGCGGGAAACCGGATTCCGGATCATGTGTCTCACCGCGCGCCTTCGCATTCTGGTGTCGCCGGATCGCCGCTGTATAGCGCGTGTACGCGTCCTCGACGCCCTGCCACGAATGCGGCTCGTAGCCCTTCACCTCTACCGCCCAGGTCATCACCTTGACGACACCCAAGAGCGCATCCGGACAACCGAACTCCAGCAGGTCAAATCGCGGCTTACCGCCATCGAACTTCATTCCTTTGGGCGACACGTTCCACTCGCTCGGCGTGCCGATGCCACTGACGTAAGTTCTCCCCGATTCCATAGTCGTAACGGCTAGCGTGCCGTCCGTTCTGATGGTCCACTGCCCGCCCGAAATGCTCACATCCTTAATCCCTTCCATACTTCCTCCTCATCTTTCTCAGCTTCTTCGAGAGACGCTTCCCGAATCGCTCCGGATCAATCGCGCCTCGCTCCTGCATCACCAAAACAAAAGCCGCCAAATCGGCGGCCTCGTCGGTCAATTTCCGTCTGCCCCAATCACTCCGGGCGTTCTTCATCGCGGCCTGCGTGAACTCTGCCGCTTCCTCTGCTGCGTGAATCAGAAGTGCTTGCATTTAGATAGGCATAGAATCCACGTAGCCACTCGACACGGCCCTCTGTGCCGCGCCCGAAAGGAACGTCGCCAACGTCGAATCCCTCCGACGCTGCGATATAACCGCATTGGTAGAAAGTTGGGATCAGGCGCGCGCCCAAGACGTATCCGGAACTTCTGCCTTGTCAGATCGCACCGGCATAACAACGCCCACAAAGTCCGAATAGTGCGGGACCGTCACGCGTGCGGGCCCGTCGCCGTTGTGTTCGACGTAGATGAATTTGTGCCCCAGAAGCTCCGCAGCCTTAGCCATGTCGGCAAGGTACGCGGGGTTGTACTGGGCGAGCGTCCCGCTCGTTGTCTCTGGAATAATGTGACGGTAATCCGGGAAAACACCTTCAACCGCCTGGAAAATTGCGACGCCAAAGACGCCTGTCGCTCGATACTCGCCGTTGTCGTTAGGCCCCTCGATCACAATCGGATGCTTCAATGCGGCCTTGGAAATCTTCATTGCCTCAACCGTGGCGCGCGGAATGATGAACCGCGTACCCGGCGAAACGCTGACATTCTCAGTGGGGACGCGGATAACCGCTGCGCGATGCCCGTCCGTGCCGATAACGCGCGTCTCCTTTTCATGCGCCTCGATGCAAACGCCGTTGAGGTAAAAGCGGATGTCCTTCTTTGCAGCGTGTAGCAACGCAGCTTTAAGCGCTGCGCCGGTAACGTGTACGATCAATAGAGTTCCTTAAGAAACGAGAAGGTTTGCTTTGTGCTGCTTCGAATTGACCGTGAGGCGGCCACGGCTCCACGCGCCGCATGCTTGGCAGTGGTAACGCGGGTACTGCCCGACTTGCGTAAAGCGGAGGCCCTTCCGGCGAACATGTGTGCTGCCGCAGTGCGGACACTTCGGGCCGTCGCCCACAGCGCTGTCGTAGTTGCCAACGTTCGGATGCCCCGTAATCCACGGTCGGAGGACGAGGTACAACTCCTCCAGACTCAGCACATCGTCTGTGTTGTAGGCCCGCATTTCCGCCGCCGCCGCTGGATTGCCTGCGAGGTATTCGCGCCAAAGCTCAAAACCGGGGAACTGTGTGTGCTTTTGCTTCTTGTGCGTCTTGCACAGCTTCGCCGTGAGCCATTCCAGTTTGTTCGACGTGAATCCGAAGTGCTTCCGGGCCTCCAGCATCGTATCGACTACGCGGAACGGGGACGGCGGCTGCATGCCTAGCAGGATGAATCGCGCGTTGATCTTGCGTACGTCGAACTTGACGCCGTTCTGCGCGACGACGATATCGGCTTGATCCAGTAGCTTCCATAGCTTCCGGACAATACGTCGGTCGTCCTCCTTGTTCCGCTGTGCGCTGGTATCGTGATAGATCACGCGAGGATCGTCCAACCACTTCGCGCAGAAAGACAGAATGCACCATTCGCTGTGAATCTGGTTCAACCCGACGTTCTGTTTCCACAACGACCATACGTGCGCGAGAATCGGAGATGTCTCGATGTCCAAGGACAGGATGCGGGGCTTCTTCACTTCGCCGCCTCCGCTTTTTTCGCCGCGTGTCGCTTCGCTGCTTTCTTCTTTGCGGCCTCCTTCTTCTCCTCCGGCGTCTTGTGCAACGGATGGAACACGAACGACGGGAAAAGCTGGTAATGCTCGATGTAGTCGGCGCACTTTCGCAGGAACGTAGGAACCGGCACACCGCCGCCCACGCGGCCCGCCCAGTTCTCGACGCGGCCCAACACCGCGTTCACCCAGCGCGGCAACGCGGCACGCATCATCCCGGTCTTGTGGCAGTGGTCCGCTACGATGTCCTCGGTAAGGTGCCATCCCGTAATCGGGCATCGGTTGCCCTGCTCTGCCCGCAACCTCTCGCGGTACTCCGCCAAGTCAGCCTTGGACAATTTTTTGAAGGTCATTCAACTCCTGTGTGACGCGCGATTCCAGACGCTCTAGAGCGCGCTTGATGTGGAGGCAATCGGGGAAGGCTTCCGCGACGTTCGCAATGCTTGCTTGGGCGTCCGTACGCAGCCATAGGAGGGCCGCTTGTTCGATCAGGGCATCAGCCCATGTCGCGCCGTAATGATCGGCGTAGGCGGTCTGTACGCGGTCGTACGCATCCTCCGCACTAGCGACTCCAGCTAGGTACTTCACGGCCCGTGCTTCGCCGCATTGCTGGCCGAACAGCAGAGGCAGTCCGGGGATGTTGTCCGCCGTGTCGCCTTGGAGTAGTTGCAGATAGAACCACTTCGATCCGTATTGCAATCCGTCCGTGCCGACTACGTCGAACGCGCCGCGCGGGACCGTCGTTAGCTCCCAGGACATCCAATTGATGTGCAAGCCCGGAAGCATCCGCATATCCTTGTCTCGCGTCGAAATAGCGATGTCGGACAGGTGCGAGCAATGGGCCATGCCGTCGTCAGCCTCCCGCGTTACCCAGACTTTCGGCCGGAAGTTCGGCCCCTCGTAATGCTCTAGGACTTCCCGGAGGAATTGCCAGTTGCGGGGTTTGCGTTTGTGGCGTTGTCCCTGATACGGCTTCACGGTCGCGATGAGGAACCGGTGAGCCTTCGTGCATCCGCTCGCGGACAGGTGGACGACGACGGATTCCGATCCGGTGCGCAGCCGCGTTGACTCGATGCGCTCGAACGCATTCCGCCGCACCGCACCCGGCTGTGTGTCGTCGCTCCCTGCCGCGTAGTAGGCTAGATAGTCTCCGTCCAGGTGGAGGACGCGCCCCGGCTCGACAGGCGGGAATGTCCCCGCGCCGAACTGGGGACACTCCTCCGCAGCACGCGCTATCTTTGCGCGAAGTCCTTCGTTCAGCGCGCGGCCCTCATGTGCTGACGATAACGCTCCTCGCCTTCGAACGTGACAACCTCGCGCGCCAGCGTTGTAGCCAATTCTGTCGCGTACGCCGCAAGCTCATTCGCGAGGCCGACCGATCGCACCGTGGCACTTGCACACGTCTCCTCGCGGATGGCTTTGCAGCGTTTCTCAACTTCGAGAAGCGCCTCGGCAGAGTTGCTACTCAGCATCAACCGATTGCGGCCAGCGGGTCGGCTGCCGCTTCGTTCTCCGGCGCATCGCGTTCCGGCGTCTCAGCTTCCGGGAGGTCCGGCTCTTGGCCGCCAGCGGCAACGATGGCCGCGAGCCGGTGCGCCTTCCAGTTCTTTGCGGACATGATCTTTTCTTGAATCACGTTCTTCGACCGCGCCTTCGAGATGACTTCGCCGGTCTTTTCGTCCTTGCGCTCCGGGTACTCACCTTCGATAAAGATCGAATCCCACATTGCCTTGTCCGCCAAGTCCCAGATAAACGCCTTGACTTCGGAGATTGCCGGAGCCACTTCGATAACGACAGGCTTACCCGTAAGGGGGTCTTGTACCGTCGTTCCCTTGACGTTGTACCCGTTCGGCCCGCGCAAATTCGCGTAGGTACGCTTCCCGTCCTTACTCTTGCTGTGGAAAATTTCCACGATGAACGCCTTACCCAGAAGCTCCGCCATGTGCGTGGCCGTGCCCCCACTAGCCGCATTCATTGCAGCAAACAGCTTAAAGAAATGGGCCTTGTCGTTCAGGTGCAGATTCTCGTTCGCGGTGATGCGAACCGGAACCAAAGTCCCGTCCTCTTTCTTGTGCGGCTCGTGATTCGGGCCACTCAGTTCAAAGACAAGATCAACTTTCGGCGTCTCCTTCTTCTTACCCTGGTATTCGCCTTCGTGCGTACCAAGTTCGTAATACCCCACGAAACGCGCTCGCGCGATACCTGCGGCCGGGGGCGTGTACTCGCCGCCTGCCTGTGCCTCGTTCATGTTCGGGCCGGTTTTCGCTGCTTCCGCAATCTTCGCTTTGAGGTCGTATGCCAATGTAATGACGTTCCTTATAGTTAGTGAATGAAAGACGGCGTGTAGCCGCCCATGTACTGCTGACGAAGGTCAACGCGGAATTGCTCCGCGCGTTCTTCGAAGTCGCCCGTAAAGGCGTTTTCTTCCATCATGTTGTCGCCGTGTACCGTGACGCTCGGAACCGGAACAGGGATCTTCCAGCCGAAATACCACTCCATGAAGTCCGACGCAGCCAGCATGCAGGCGTGGAGGAGCGCACTCGATTCAAGCAGGACGGACTTGTGTGCGTCCTTGTACAGCGCGTCGTGAACCTGATTGACCAGGAGCGCGAGACCGCCGAAGTTCTTCCGGGCATAGAACGCGCGAATCGCTAGCCACATTGCAGCCTTGGCCCATTCGCCGCCCGTGCCTTGAACCTCGTAGTTCGCAATCTCTGTCGGGCTGAATGACTGCGGCGTACCGCCTTGCTGGATAAGCCACTTCGGCGCGGGCGATTCGCGGTAGCTGTACACCTTGTTGTCCGGCGTGACGCTGTACCCCTTACCAAGCTGGCACATTAAGCCCTTTACTTCCGGGTGTGGCTGGATGTTGTTGGTCGGGCGGCGGGACTTCTTGATGCGCTCGGTCTTAGCCGCGTTGTATGCCGACAGCTCCGGGTAACGCACCTCTTCCGCACGTATCAGCGCCTCAACATCCTCCAGAAGCATCCCGGTAGATTCCGCGATCTTCTTTGCGCCTGCACCGTAGGCGCGCTGGAAGGAGAACACCTTGGCTTCGCTGCGCTTCTTCTCCCATTCCGGAAGCGGCGCAATGCCGCGCGCCTTGTCGCCCTTGCACTTAAGGAGCGCATCCTCGTACGTGATGCCTTCCTTTTGCGACACGCGAACGCAGTGCATGTCCAGACCCGCGCGCAAATCCTCGATAAGCTGTTTGCAGCCCGTGAGGATCGCTTGTACGTAGACCTCAAGTGCGGTGAAGTCCGATTGAACGATTTGCCCGTCGTCGCCGTAACGCGAGATGAACACCGTTTTAACTTCGGACTTGCCCTCCTTCGGGACATTCTGGAGGTTCGGGTTAGACGACGAGAAGCGCGCCGTAACCGTGGACGTGTGATTGATGCCGTGGTGGATGATGCTGTCACCGCCGACCAGGGTAAGCATGCCTTTTTGCTCGCCCGTCTTTTCGTCCGTCGTTACGTAGTACGTGCCGAGGTCTTTACCCAGCTTCGCGACATTTGCCAGCGTCTTGAGGAAAGGGATATCGCGGTTCCCTAGCGCTTCGATAACCTCGCTCGACACGCTGTACAGCCCCGGCGTGCTGCTGGCCCAAATCTCCTCTGGCGTCGTGTAGCCTGGGAACTTGTAGTAGAAGTCCCGCATAGCCGTCTTAGGTCCGCGCTCCAGGTCGGGAACCTTGACATTTTTGGTCTTGATTTCCCCGGCGTTCTTGCCGCTTGCGAATCGGATCGGCTCGGGCGGATGGTCTAACTTGTGCCACTCGGAAACGGGCATCCTTTCCGGCTCGGACTTCCCGTCGACGACTCGGGACTTGTGCTTGAGATACAGGTACTCCACGACCTTTTGGAAGTACTGGAGGTTGCCCGCATCGTCTAACGTTTCCGTCCGCTTCTGGTACTTCACCGTACCGCCGAAAATCAGCGGGGAAAGGTGGTAGCGGTTCGACCAGTTGAACTCGAACGGGCAGTCATCCGGCAGGTACGCGCGAAGCTCCGCCGTAATCGCCGTCAAACGCTCCTCAAGTTCCGCAGCGAGGCGCAAACCAAGCGCCTTGTCTACGTACATCCCGTTGCGTTCCATCTCGACGGTACACAACAGGCTCCCCATGTTGAGGAGGATCGACTTAACCTGACCGGTCTTGCGGGCCTTAACAAGCTGCCCCAGGAAAATCTTTTCCGTGTTACCGATGTCGCCAAGCTGTGCGGGTAGGAGCTTCCATTCCTTCGCGCCGTCCGGCCCGACTGGCATTACCCTTTCTTCGGGCGAGCCGCAGAGGTATCGCAGGATCAAATCCTTATCGATATCCGGCGTGTCTACGCCAGCCTCCCACAGTGCTTTAACCTCATCGATTTTCGCGTTGCCGCCGTAGTACACAACCATCTCGTCCATAGACAGCATGTGCGATGTCGGCTCCATGCCGCGTAACAGGTACTCGGCAAGCTGACAGTCCCAGACGTTCCCGCCGCGCGCTACGAACTCCATCCACGCATCAAGGTTTTGCGGCTCGCGTAGTGCATGCAGCAGGTCGAACTTGATGTTCACGCCGACAAGCAGCGTCGTATCCTTGAGGAGTTTCGTGAACCAATCGAACGGGCGCGGGCCACGTCCGAAGTAATCCGCCGTGACATCCCCGCCCTTACGCTTCCAGCCGGAGACCACAACGAAATTTTCAGGGAGGAATGGAGACGCCTTACGCTTCATGTAGGCTTTAATCGTGGTCTCCACGTCCCAGACGCAATACGTTATGTCAGCCCTCCTTGGTCAACGTGTTGTACCGATCCATGAACGCGGCCTGTGCGACGGCGGGCGAAAACGCCAGAGAAGTGTCGAAGCTCTCCGGCGCAATCGGAATACCGCTCGTCCATTCCCATGCAATAGCGTCCATGACGCGGTAGCGTTCGGCTGGGTCAGGCATCATCCATCGGCGCTCCGTGACAAGCGCCGTAAGGTCCGCCGCCTTGATCGACGGATGCATCGGGAACGGCAAGCCGAAGCGTTCCAGAATCGCGCGCTCGACCCGATGCTCGATTGCCTTGTAGTCCGGAAGAAGTTGCTTAAGCGGGCTGGACACATCGCCTAGATACGCCTCCGACGCATCGTGCAACAGCCCTTGCAAGGCGTACTCCGGAGGCACCAGATACGATACCAGGACGCTATGCTGTGCAACGCTATAGAACTGCTTGGTATGCCCCGTGAATCGACAGATTCGCGACAGCGCGGTCGCGATGTCCTCGATTACGATGCTTTCCAGATCGGGCGACAGAAAGTCGAAGTAGCGACCGCTCGCAGTGAGGATTGCAGGCGTCAATCCGTACCGCCTAGCTCTCGAACACGGGCAATCAGCGCAAGCACAATGCGAAGGCTCTCGGATTCGTCGCCATAGATTCCGTCTAACCCTACGTCCTGCTCGTCCTCACAGTGTTGGCAAACCTCCTCAAGCTCTACGAGTGTGTGTCCGTTGTAGAGACGTGGCATTACATATCCTCCGGATGACGAAAACCGATGAAAACGGGATGGCGAGGTGCGTCTACCGTGCCGTGGTCGAAGTGCTTGAACTTGATTACCCGACCAACAAAACTATCCCGGTCGTGCCAGCAATCCCGCCGCTGTGCAGCCGTATATCCCGTACCAATGTTGAATACACGCCCGGAGGAATCTCGGACAACGAAGCTACCAAGCGAACCTTTACCGATAAGCCCTGCTTGTGCCGTGCTGCGCTCCGTTCGGCCTGCCGCGTTGCGTGTCGCCTCATTTGCATTGTGCATTTCCTCCTCGAATCCGACGATTACCGCCTCGCCATCTACGAACCGCTTCACCTTGACGAGACCGCCCTCCCGCTCCGTGCTGCGGCCGAACTTATACTTTCCGTCAGGGCTTCGAATCATCATTCCCTCGTAACCACTTTGGAGGAATTGCGATTCCATGTCGTTAAGCTCGCCCATAGACCCAACGAAGAACTGCGGAACGTGTACGATATCCCCAGCGGGGTATAGCTCATAGAATTTCTCGATGCGCTGCTCTACGAACACGGATCGCTCACCGAACCCTGCACACGCTGCGTAGCAGTCGAACACGTGAAAGGTGAAGGCCGGTTCGCCCTTCTTACTCATAACCGCCATGCTGTTCTGCATGCAGTTCGCGTCCGTCGCGCTACCTACCGTAAGTTCTCCATCCAGTCCCTCCAGCAACGAGGGAAACCCTTTCGCGAACTCTTGTACACGCGGATTCGGAATCGGTTTTAGGCTTCGGCTATACGCTACACCACCAAAGAAAACGCATCGGATACCGTCAATCTTGGGCGAGGCCCATACCGGGAACTTGATTAGTTCCGGCTTCGTCAGAGTCGCAGCCAGATTCGGCTTAAACCCGGTTGGAATCGTCATCGAACTCCGAAAGTTGTTGGATCATTTCCCAGACAAGGAACCCTGTGCCACCCACCATCCAGGGCAGTTGAATCACTAGGCAGATACAGCCGATGAGTTCGGCTACGCCCATCCGAGCCATTCGCGAGCGCGCTGGAACTTCGGCGCGAACCATTCCAGCATCGGGCCTAGCCATTGAGGAAGCTCGAACACGTCGCCGGGGCGGACAATCTGACGCACGACGCGGTACGGCCACTGCGTAACCGAGACACCGAACACCGGGTACATGGTTTCGATGTAGTCGTCGCGCAAAATGCGCACCAACGTTCCGCGACGCAGCCAATGCACAGGCGAGCGGTTCGCCGTCTTTTGCGTTTTGACGAGGCCGTACCTCACTTAATCTCCAAGTCGATCACTTCGCCGCCCAGGACACGCGCGATGTCGTCGCATTTCGTCGCAATGATTGCGTCCGGTGCATCGTCTCCGAATCCTTCTCGCGGCTCCGGCTGGTACTGGATCGTTGCGTAAATCTTGACTTCCCTCATGCTCTTTGCACTCCTCTCAATATCTTCGATATTTGCGGCTGTGTGACGCCGAATCGTTCCGCCAACTGACGTTGCCCGAACTCCTTAGAGCCCTTCACGTAGAGGCGTTTGATTTCCTCTACGTCAGAGTCACGTACCTTCTTTGATGCTTCCCACGCCGCTTGAGGTCTGTTTCTGCCGCGATGCTCACGGTCGTTCGTGTTGTCCTGAACAGTTCCTAAAAGCAGATGCTCCGGATTGATACACGGCGGGTTGTCGCAGCTATGCCGGACCATCAAGTCCCGTATGCTTTCAAGGTCAACCCCGTTCGCAAGGCAGTACGCTAACCGGTGCGCACGCACCACTCTCCCGTTGAACCATTTGCGCCCGTACCCTTTCTTGTCCTTCGCTCCGGGCGCTTCGACACATGGCGTCACGCAGTTTCTACAGGCATAAGCAGTCGGCCACGCTCGCCGTCGAACATGACTTCTGCTTGGGGTGATTGGGGCGCACCTTGACGGCGCAGTTTGTTTTTCGTCATGCCGATCCAGCGTGACGAGGCGTAGAAAGGATCGTTCGACGCGCCCAAGGTGATAATTGCGTCTGCCGCTCCCTGCTTCCCTGTCTTGCTGTCCTTGAGCATAGGTAGCGTGGGGAACTGCATCCCGTCTCCGTCCGCCGAGATTTGCGACGTGGCGATAATCGGAGTGTCGTACTTCACAGCCATAAGGCGCGCCCACTGATACTGAGCCTCTAAAAGCTGGTCGGTACGCTGCCCGCCGTTCAATGCCTGCCCGCCGAACTTGATGTTGTCCACCATGTCCATGACGACCAGTCCAGGCGGACAGCGGCGCATGATGTCCTCGACCTCGTAGTTCCAGAAGTCGTGTACGTCCATGATGCGGATGCGATCGACACCGCCAACTGCGTCCGCGTACTTGTCCTTGAGCGTCCCGTTATTCGACATGCGGATTAACTCCGCCATCGTTGCGTTAAGCGCGCTCTGGTAGGTACGCTGGACAATGCGCTTACCCGGCCCCTCGTTGTTCATCCAGAGGGCATAGCGACCGCTGTTCGGGCCGTAGTAGGCGTCAAACTGGCTCGCCATGTATGTAACCTCGGATGAGATGCCCGTCGTCTTACCCTTGTCCGGCCGCCCAGCAAACACGATGAAGTCCCCACCGCGAAGCGGGCGCATTACCGTGTTGAGGCAGTCCAGCCGCCAGTGCAGTCCCCGGTCGTCTTTGTCGTCCAGCAGAATTGAATCGATATCCTCATTAATCCACGGAACGCGCACCTTGCGATTCGTGTTCTGCTCGAATCGCTCAAGTTCGTCCCGGAGCGACACGTAGAGATCAACCTCCGCGCCCTCGTTGTACTTCTCGATCAGCGACGTAACGCGATTCGCGGTCTCTGCCGCTACTAGGCGCTCCATAATTCCGGCTTCTAGCGATGGGTCGCAATCCTCGTTAAGGACTCGCCCCAGCAGCGCGCGGTACAGCGCAAGTTGCTCAGGCGTAAGCGTCGGATGCGCGAACGTCCCAAACCACAGCATGAACGGCTCAAGCTCGATGCGCTGCTGCTCGGGAAACTCGGTGAAGAACTTCCCGTAGTCGCCCAGGATGACGACGGACTTTGCTTCTAGTGCTGCTGTGGGTACTGCTTTCGCCAGCCTCTCATAACGCTCGCGGTACTTGAGAAGCTGGAGGAGTGTTACCTCGATGCTTATTGCGACGCTCCTCTAGACTGGTCCAAGTAACATTGGCAGCCCTCCCACCACGCGTCGGATTCGATGTGAAACGGACAAGACTGGTCCAGCTTTGTCATCCCCTCGAACATCGCGTCTAGCATCCCGCGAACGAACGCGGCTCTGCAAGAATCCATTCAATTTCCTCCCGCTGTAACAGCTTGGGGTCTTTACTCGAAACTACGTTGCGCGCGGCGATGCCGTATGCCCGTAGCTGCTTGATAATCTTTGCTGCGTTCGTCTGCCCTGTCTTATCCGGATCGAGCCACACCGCGACCGGCCTACCCGAGCGGATCAACTCCGCTGCGATCCAGTCGGATATCTTTGTTCCCAGCAGGCACCATCCCGCTACACCTCCGCGAGTCGCGACCTTGTACGCCGATAGCAAATCCTCCGTAAGCACGATCAGCGGTCCGTCGCCGTACCGCGCTACGAGCTTCCGCTTTCCGACGTTAGGATTGACGTACTTTCGGGGGTTGCTCTTGTCGAGCGTCCGGGCCTGCCAGTACACGACGCCTCCCAGCTCGTCGCGAACCGGAAGAACTACGCGATGCATGCGTGAATTCCAGTAGAAGCCGAGAGCGTCAATTTCCCGATTCGAGATGCCCGCCTTGTAGAGCCACACACGAGCCTCCAGGGGCCACGCAGACGGGTTTCTCTCGGCGGGCATGGGTAGACTTGGGCTTGACGCTACGGCGTCCTCTGCGGCCTGTATTCGACGCAGACGGGCAAGCCTTTCCGTGAGACTTTCGGCCGGACGTGGAACCCAGCCCTTGTATGCACACCTATGACAGTAGGCGGCCCAGCCGTCCCGCTTATGGTTGATGTGCAGGCAATCGCCGGGGCCGCAATCGTGCGGGATCTTCCTACTGCCGCCCTCTGGGAGGGCTTGGGCGTGCTGCAACCATTCTTTCGATTCCAGCACGCGACTCCTACGTTACTTCCGTTTCAGTCCGTCACAGATCGCGGTCCACGTACCGCCCGCGCCCAAGATGAACAATCCGGCCACAATCGCCACGACGAGGGCCGCAAAACCGATCCACAGCGGCATCGTGACGAGCCACCACGACCACGTAGCGACCACGCCAATCCCCGCCAGCTTCAACGTGAGGAAAATGAGGAAGATGCACGGCAACAGCTTCAAAGCGTCACTCCGTGCTTTGCCGCGTCCTTCTTGGCTGCTGAAAGTTGCCCGTCTGCGTGTCGCCAAGCTTCGTCCGCCTTGATCCGCGCTTCGACCGCTCCGGCTTCGTGATAGCGCACATCGTCATCCGCGCGGCGGGCACGCTCGACAGTGCGGATCACCAAACGTTTGAGGCTCGCGACATGGAGCGCGACGAGGAATTTCCGGATTCGTTCCGCGACGCGCGCCGCGAAGCTCTTGGTTGCTGCGAACGCCGCCAAGAGGGCGGCCGTGTACTTGTGCATGTGGTCTCCTTGTTGATTAGGGAAGAAAGCCGCAGACGATGACGGATGCGCCTGCCTTAACTTCCTCGACCGGGAATTCGGACATGTGCCGATACAGATGGCGACCATCCGCGCCGTAGATGAGGTCTGTGAGGGCGTCCTCCGCATCGCGATCGTTCCCGCAGCGGTTGATGTACACCCCGGCGAGGTGCGTTACGTCCCCATCGATCACGACGAACGAAATACCGTTCTGGCCGCACTCGTCCCAGACAATTACCGTCTTGCTCATCACTCGATACCCGCCAGCGGATCAGCGGGCGCGAGTTCGCCGCCACCTTGCTTCGCATCGGCCTCCCGTACTTCCTCACCAATAGACACGATGTCGCCAGGACGGATCGTTACGATTTCCTCGTCCGCGCCGGTGCCCTTGATTACTTTGATGCCATTGCCCTTGTCCGTATCGAACACGGAACGGACTTCGCCTACGTACTCGCCGCGCGTCGGACCGCGTCCCCAAGTGAATCGGATTGTGTCGCCCTGCTTGAGCGAATCGAGCGCGGCGGCGGCTTTCTCTTGTGCTTCCAGCGCATCGGCCTTAGCCGTGTAGTCGGCGGCCTTCGCGCGGTAATCTGCGATTCGTTCCGCGATAGTCTTTGCCATGTAGTCCTTATTAGTAAGTGGTTAGTGACAGGTGGATTTGTGCGGCGTCGTCACGATGCACGCCGACCAAGTACGGCTCAGGTCATGCGCACATCCGGTAATCGCTCCGCCGAGAAACGCCGCGAGACACACGACGTAGAAAGCGAGTTTCAATCCTTGCGAACCCAGATGATTCGATGCTCCGAACATCCCACCGGAAGCGCCATGCACAGGCCGGGATCGTTGCCACCGACGCACCCGTCGCATCCGCGCGTCTCTGGTTTCGGTACGTACTTCACGCCGTCAACTTCTACTTCCTTCACGCGGCCTCCGCTACGAGGATGTCGCCAGGATCGTTATGCGGCTCGTCACTTGCCTTGCCGTTCGCGTACCGCGTCACGATGTTGCCCGTGGACGGGTTCAACAGGACCAGTTGGCAATGCGGCTTTGCTTCCGGCGAGTACGCGACGAACTTCACATCGCATCCGGAGCGGAACTTGAGCGGCTTCCCGGTCAGCGCAGACAGGAGGTCGAATTCCGACGTGTGAAGCTCAAGCGCGTCCGGATGGTAATAGAACGGCGGCCCGCCTGCATCGGCCCGCACCGAGTACCGCCCGAAAGAGTCCGGCGTGCCGCGTGCGATCGTTCCAAGCGCTCCCACATATTTGTCCATCCTGGGCGACCAGTAGCCAGTATCCTCACGATCCACCTTGCGCGCGATCAGCACACGATCCCCTTCCTTGAACTTCACATGGGAATGCACAAGCTCGTAGCTATGCGCATGTCGCCAGTGGCCGGGATCGGATTCGATGAATTCGCGCAGTTGGACGTAAGCTCCCTTTGTGCGTTCAATCGTGTACACCCCGCCTACTTTCGGGCCGCGCTGCTGCCCGACACCCCAGCCTGCGTCCGATACACTGCGTACCTTGTTACCCTTCTTGAACATCACGCAGCCTCCTTGTAGTCGATCACGCGCACTTCCTGCTCGACCTTCACGGTACGAACAACCTTGACTTCGACAATCTCGTAGACGCTACCCGGCGTGTATCGCGAGACCGCTTGCTCTGCTTCCTGCTGCGACGCGAACGGGATGCCGCGAACTTCACGGAGTGCAGTCCCGTGCTTGCGAATGCGGAATTCGGTTGCGGGTTCGGGCTGCGTCCGCACATTCGCGACATGCTCCAGCGACTCCGGCAAATACCACCATGCGTCGCCGTCGACGGACACTTGCACGGCACGCCACCCCGTGCGGAGTGCTGTCACCTTCCCGATGCGGCCAATATAGCGGTCCATAGGGTTGGCGGCCCAATGCAGTTCCTCACCATCTTTGCCCGTGTGCTTACACGTGATGCGGGCCGAATCTCCCACCTTGAACGAATGCCCCGCGATCAAATCCAGCCGCTGCGCGAAGACGGCTGTAGTAGTTCCGTCATCCATATTCACGGATACCAAGCTGCCTAGCTGGTCCCGCGCAACCGTACCCATTGCACCCTGCTCGTATGTTCCTCGCCGGTACGCGACGTACCGCTGGTTGAACTTGACACGTTGACCCGCCATGAATTTCTTTTCCATCTCAATTCCCTGTAAATAAAATGTAGTCCTAACCTGTGCAGCTAAAACTAAGCGCGTGCCCTTGCGAGTTCACGCTCGTTCCACTCGCGAGCAAACGCCCGGATAGCGTCAGTCTCGTCCTTCATCAATGCCCCGCATGAACAACGGAGTAACCCGCCTGGACACGCCCGGCCACACCGCCCCGCAGTGATTTCGTGCGGTACGAGATAAGCGGCTGAGGCTCGCGGCAGTTCCGAAGCGCGGCCCAGCGGTCCCAGCGATGACCGTCGATCTGGACAGTGTTTGTGTCCTTGCACCACTCGGGCGAGAAACCGAGGCGCGTAGCTTCTTTGTAGACTTCCGCGAGAGTCATACAGCGCGCGCCTTGCAAGAAATGTCGAAACCTGTACCGCGACCCAGCATCGAACCGCGACGAGCGCCGCCGTTGAACTCGTGTTTGTTCTGTTCGCCCAAGTGGAAAAACGACCGGAGAGCATTCCGACGATTCGTGACGAGAATTTTCTTTGCTTCCGGATTCTCGTTGAGGAAGCGGCCGACAGTGTGCGTGCGGTTCAGGTCCAGCGGCTTGCGGATTTGCGTCATGTGTAGTCCTAAGTTGATTCGTGAAAGTTTTACGTTATATGTCTCAGCTACTATTAAGCCGCTAGTGCCTGTACCCGCTGCCCCGACGTGAACGCGAGCCGCGCCGACAACGCCCGCTGCCCGGCAGGTGTAATCAGCAACTTTCCAGAACGGGACACGAACCAACCAGAACGGCGGTACTTGTAGGAGACCTTGTACTGGCCGTAGCCGCACGGGCGCTTAATCAGGTACTCCGGGGACAAGAGCGCTCGGAGGTCTCGCTCATACACCCCCAGCGTCTTTGCAAACTCGCGGAACCCCATGTTTCCGCGTGGTGCCGTGTGCGTCTCGTAAAAGTCCACCTTCGGCGCGTTCGCAGCAATCTGCGTTTGCAGGCGTTCAATCTTGTTGTTCGCCGCGATCATCGCGCGGGCCATCAGTTCGCTCTCGTCCATCTCTCCAGTTGCCACCTTCTCCTCACCCATGACGTAGGAGCCGTCCTTTCGGATCGCAGGGAGAACAACGGAAGTTACCCACTTACGGAACGCGCGTGCTTGGGGCTTGCGGCTGCGCATGATGAGGGCGTACAGGCCGGACTCGGAGACGACGCGCGGAGCACTGCCCCGCAAGCCTAGGTTAAAGCTAGACTTTTCATCGTCATCCAGTGCCGTCAGAGCGTCTGTGGGATTGGTAATCCCCAGCACGTCGCACACATCCTTAGCGACAAACCAAGGCTCCCCGTCGATCTTGACAGTACGGAGTTGGCGACCTTCAAAGTTGAACAGTTTCACTGCGTCCATTCCTGAATTTCTCCCGGTTCTCAATAACGTGCTTAGTACATGCGCCACGATGCGCCGCCCTTACTCCCCATCGGCCCCGCAATGTAGTCGCACCGCTTAGGCCCCTTCGGATACTGCTTACCTTCCAACTGCCTTAGATGTTCCCGCCAGCGGTCCGCAGCGTCCGCCTGATACGCTGCAATTTGCTGCGCTTGCTCAGGAGATACCCTTGTTGTAGTCACCGTGCCTCCGTACCGAATGCTTTGAATGTCTTACCGTTATGGGCCGTCAGGTGCCGGTCCCAATCTGCGGCCTGCTGCGGCCAACTGCGCTCAGCCTCTTCCCGCCGTTGTTTGCGACTCGCAGCTTCCCGTGTCTTTGCTGCCTGAATCCCATCTATCTCGCGCTGTGTGGGCGGCGAGAACCGAACGTGCGGGTCTTGCGTCATCACTGGAACCGAATAGCCGCTGCGTCCCACACGCACCCCACTATTCCTAACGACACCAATCCGTGATGCTGCGCGGGACAGGTCGCTTACGGACTCTGCGAACACCGCGCGGCTTTCAGCGGCCTTCACCTCTGCCGCGCGCAGCACGTTCCGCTCTGCTGCAATCCGCGACGACTGAATCATCTTCGTCTTGTATGCGGCAACGCGTTCCTTCCTTGAAAGCCTCTTAGTTTCCATTCGGATTCCCAAGTATGTTAGATAAGGCGACTCCCAAATCGCCTTGCGTAACAAACCTCGTTACGAGGGCCCAGCTAAGCCCAAGGGATTGATTTACTTGGTAGATTCGGGAGCACGCCTCTAGCCGTACTGCATGCGGCATCTACCAAGACTCCGGCCCGTTCTGTGCGAGGACTACGTACTTGTCCGGAGTTGCTACCTTGCGTCCCTTCGGCTCACCTTCCCGTCGGGTTTCTCGGTAGCGGTTCTTTGCTGCATCTGCCGTTTAGCGCCTGGAGATGTCGGCGTTTGCTTTCGTCTTGCTTGCCGGAACCTGTCGTTTCGGCATGGAATGAACTTTACGCTTCCATTCGGAATGTATCCATTTGGAATTCGCTATGGTGCGCGCCGATACCTATAGGGAATTTCCATTGGGAAGCATTCCATTTGGATGTACAATCGCGCGTATACGTTATGGAGGTATCCCAAATGTCGAGCTATTTTCAGAACTTCGCTGAGCGGTTACGCGAACTAACTGGGGAGACGCCCCTAAGCACCACGCTAAAGAAGATCGACGCGGACCCAAATTGGGCGAAGCCTTATGCACGGGGTAACTTACCGGGCATGGATGCACTTGTCGCCTTGGCCGACGCTTACGGAAAGTCCGTAGACTGGCTTATCGGCCGGGAGGACAGCACACCAACCCTTGCGCGCATCCACGAAAGCGACGGCGAACCGGCCAAAGAGTTCGCCTACATCAAGCGCTACGTGACGAAGCCTGGGGAACCGGATATAACGTTCGCCTTCCGCCGTAGATGGATCAAGGACTACCTGAAAGCGGAAGTTAGCAATCTCGTAGTTGTCCGCATCGAAGATGACCTAATGGCTCCGACGTTCTACCGACGTGACAACGTACTAGTTGACATGGGCTACCAACACAAACCGGGGAACGGGCTATACGCACTACGCCTTGAGGATTCGATCGTTGTCCGCAGAACCCAGAAGCTAGCGAGCGGGAAACTCCGCATCCTGTGCGAAAACGAGAACTATCCAGCCGACGAGGTGTGGCCCGACGAGAACGAGTTCGATTTTGAGATTGTCGGCAAGGTCGTATGGTTCTCCCGACAGATTTGACAGAATTGTAAGGTGCGTGTACCGTTCCCGTTTCGCTACGGGAACTCTATGACACGTATCTTTGAAAATCCGTCCAATGGCTACCGAGAGGTCATTAATCCAATGACATCCGGATTGTGCGCAATTATATTTGGCCCACTGTATTTCGCAATTAAGGGAGTTTGGGGATTAGCTATCACCGAATTCCTAATTTCCGTGGCATTGATCGCAATGCATCCTGCGCTTATCCTTGTTGCCTTCTTGATTCAAGCAATCATTGGATCGCTCGCATCCGACATGATCGCAAAACGCTATCTCCAACGTGGCTGGAAAGAGATTAAAGAGGCACCTGTTCCGCCCAGTGTTAACGCTGCTTCCGCGCCAATTGCAAGGGCCTGCCCGCAATGTCTCCGTGTGATGGATCAAGACAGCGTTACGTGCAACCACTGCGCTCCCGGACGCGGCTGAAACACAGGCGCAGCAAGGGTCTAGCCCGCCTCATTTCACGATATAAAATAGGACGCAGCTTAGGGGAGGACGACCCTCACCCGATGAAGGACGGCGGTCGCAAGACCGACTCCCGCCTTCCGGTAGGCATGCCGGATGATGCCCCAGGTACGTGCAAGGCGAACCCTGTTCATTCATTGGTCTACCCAAGGTAGACATGATAATACGCACGGTGGTTCTATCCGAGCGAGCGAAGCGAGCGAGGAGATTGAGCTATCCAGAAGAATACAAAGCATTCTCGCCTAAGAGGCGATGCAGGCGTTAAGCAACGCCAGAGAATTAGACGTAGAGATAATTACACTTGCCAGAAGTGCGGAATAGCTGTACGTGTTGGAGAAGTAGACCACATCATCTCACTAGAACAAGGCGGAACGAATGATGATGATAATCTACATTTGCTCTGCATAGACTGCCATAAGAAGAAAACAGCTACAGATAGAGGATATGTGCTTAAGTCTGGTAGCTCAGTAAATGGAATGCCTACGGATAGCTCTCATCATTGGAATATCTAGGACTACGCCTTTTTCGTTCTGTTCCGACTAGCGAACTTTCCGATAGATAGCACTATCAAGAGGGATATCAAGAAGCTGATAAGCAACATAGAGGCAATAATGATCCTCCCCTCTCCTTGGAATCCCATTCTCTCGACAGCCTTGAATATTGGCTCGAAGGCTTCCCACCCAGCCCCGCTAGTGAACCAATGGTCTACAGCAGGAATATTCGCTATCCCCGTGTAGATCGGAAGTGTTAGCACTAATGCTGCGAAGATGTAGAGGATTGGCCGTTTCATCGGACAGTTACTCGCCCGTAGTAGTTGGTGTTCGTACCAGGAATCTTTGAGACTGGCTGGGATTTGAGGAATGCTCGAAGTTTCTTGAATTGATCCTTGTTCGGCATCGTAATGCATCCCTCGCTTATCCCGAAGTAGCCGACAGGATGCAGCCGGAAGTTCCCCCTGCGGACTCCGTTGACGAACGTCCAATCATCAATCGTTCCGTCCATTCGGTACAGAGCAAACCATTCGGCCCGGTGCGTACCTGCAAGAGCGTCCGCTCCTAGGTCATTGAGCCACCCAAGACGCCCTCCGCTTTCTCGGTCCACGATGTAGTAGACGCCCGCAGGCAATGGCCCATCCTTTGGGATTGCGGTTGATGCTGGGTCATTCATGTACTTCCCGTTGCCCGAGAAAGCAAGCGCACTACCGAAGCCCGGACAGATCAAGGAAGACATCCGTTGACGGTTAAGGGTAAATCTGCACTCTACTGGCATCGCCCAATCCTCAGAGGAAAGAAGCGAGAACAATACCTTACCGTGAAGCTTGCGACAAGCTCAACTGAAAGGCCCAATGTCAAGGCCAGCGAGCACACTGTTGCGAATTAGCGACATAGCCACAGCCTACCGATGGGGGATATGGTGATTTGCGGAGTCGATTCCGACCGACACCGGCAGGTCAGTCGGCAAATATCGGTATGTCCAATTTTTCTCCGGGAAACGCGAGAAAGCAGCCGACCCGCTCCGAATTTCGTGTAACGGTCGTCCAAATCCCTTGTGCGCGCCTACGAGCGCGCGCGTTCTATATAGAGGAATCCTTATCTCACGTCTCTACATGGGCGACCCGAAGCGCAAGTCCCGAATCACAATGGAAGTTGAGCACATCGCTGGTACTGGTGTCACGGTCATTAGCCACCCGGACGGTACAAGCTGGCTTGTCGACACCGACGACGCGCCCCGCATTTCATGGGCTACTTGGAAACGCCAAAGCTCCGGATACGCACAATGTGGTAGCGGAAAGCGTCCTCTTATGCACAGGTGCGTCCTCAACTACTCCGGCCCGCTTGAGGTAGATCACATCAACGGCGACCGCACGGACAACCGTAAAGCTAACCTCCGGCTGGCTACCAAGACGCAGAATGCACACAACCGCAAGCAACACAAGGGGCTAAAGGGTGTTCATCGGCGGCGCTAAGTACGTTGCGCAGATCAAGCTAGACAAGAATACTTACCTCGGTTCGTTCGACACGCCAGAGGAAGCACACGCGGCCTACGTTGCTGCGGCCAACGAACATTTCGGCGCATACGCTCGCGCTGCATAACGAAGGAACGATCATATCTCGAACCCGCTCCGATAGCACTACAACCGCTGTAGCCGCTACCCAGTCCGCCGCTACCGGCCCGATGAAACCGCCTACGCATATTCGCTTACGTGATGACGATTGGCCCTACTGGGATGCCATCGTACAGGCCCGAGCGTCTACGACGTGGAACAACGCCGACTTAGCCCTTGCGGCAAATCTTGCCCGCACGCAAGCCGATATTTCCCGCCTTAGTCTCGAACTTGAGGATGAGGGGGACATTCTGGAGAACGCACGCGGAACGCCGGTAGTGAATCCCAAGCACAACTTGCTTGAGACCCTGACCCGCCGCGCCGTCGCTCTATCCCGCACCCTGCACGTCCATGCAGAAGCGACCGTAGGCCGCGCACGGGACGGCGGCAATAAGGCAAACGCAGAACAAGCGGCACGCGGAGCCGTTCTCAACGCATCCCAAGCAGATGACGGGCTAATCCCCGGCCTGACGCATTGAGGATTCGCAATCCAGCAAGCCCCGGTCCACTCAAGCAGACAATTCCCCAGACTCGCGGCGAGCGCGTAATTGCGTTCTGTGAGCGTTACCTCCGTGTACCGGAGGGCGCTCTTGTCGGTCAACCGATCCGCTTCGAGGAGTTCCAACGAGAGTTCATTCTCTCGATCTACGATAACCCGCACGGCACGCGCCGCGCCTACCTCAGCATTGCCCGCAAGAACGGCAAGAGCGCGGTTATCGCATGCATCCTCCTCGCTCACCTGATTGGGCCAGAGGCGAAGCTCAACAGCCAGATTGTCTCCGGGGCGATGTCCCGCGACCAAGCCGCACTGGTGTTCAACCTCGCGGCCAAGATGGTGCAGCTATCGCCCGAGATTGCCCCGCTCGTCCGCATCAACCCATCGGCTAAGAAGCTCGTTGGTCTGCCGCTCAACGTCGAATACAAGGCGCTGTCCGCAGAAGCCAAGACGACGCACGGGCTATCCCCGGTTCTTGCGATTCTGGACGAGATCGGCCAGATTCGCGGCCCGCAAGACGACTTCATCGACGCGGTAACGACCTCTCAAGGCGCACACGCCGAACCGCTCCTAGTCGCGATCAGCACGCAAGCGGCGAACGATGCGGATTTGCTCTCGGTCTGGATCGATGACGCGCTCAAGAGCAACGACCCGCACATCGTATGTCGTCTCTACGCGGCTGACCAAGACGCGGAACTGATGGACAGGAAAGCATGGGCGGCGGCGAATCCAGCGCTCGGCGTGTTCCGCTCGGAGAAGGACGTAGAGGAGCAGGCAAAGCAGGCCGTCCGCATGCCCTCCGTGGAAAACACGTTCCGCAATCTGATTCTCAATCAACGGGTCTCCACGGTTGCCCCGTTCATTTCGAGGGATGTGTGGAAGTCGTGCGGCACGCGGCCCCTTGAGTTCGAGGCCAGTACTCAGGTGTTCGGCGGTTTGGACCTTTCGGCACGCACTGACCTTACCTCCCTTGTCCTCATCGGGCGTATGGACGGCGTATGGCAGACGCACGCGTACTTCTGGACACCCGCTGAGGGTATCAAGGATCGCGCCAAGCGGGACCGTGCACCGTATGACGTATGGGCGCGTGAGGGGTTCATTCGCACCACTCCCGGCCGCTCCGTCGATTACGAGTACGTCGCCCGCGACATCGCGGATATCTGCGCCGGGTTGAACCTGCATTCCATCGCATACGACCGCTGGCGCATTGACCTCCTCAAAAAGGAATTCTCCGACATCGGCGTAGACGCTGACACACCCGCCAAGGAAGGAGGCCGGCTGCCCCTCGTTCCTCACGGTCAAGGCTTCAAGGACTTCTCCCCGGCGCTAGACGCGCTTGAGGTGGAACTCGTCAACGGCCGCATTGCGCACGGCTCTACGCCGGTACTCACGATGTGCGCGGCAAACGCGATCGTCAACAGAGACCCGTCCGGAAACCGGAAGTTGGACAAGCAGAAGGCGACCGGCCGAATCGACGGTCTTGTCGCTATGGGCATGGCATTCGGCGCGACGGTTCTAGCAGCAAGCGACGTTGAGCCAGAGCGCACTTATCAATTCTTTTGCTTATGAGGCTTCGATAACCACTAAGGCATTTTCAGCGATCACCATCAAGGCGCTCCGTGAGGACGCACGCGAAATCGAAGGGATCGCATCAACCCCGGCGCTCGACCGGGTCAAGGACATCGTAGAGCCTCTGGGCCTTACGTTTGCAACAGATGCCCCGCTACTCCTCAATCACGACCACTCCCAGCCCGTAGGCACCGTTCAATTTGGTACGCCGACCGCGAAAGGTCTGCCGTTCAAGGCGACCATCGCCAAAGTAGACGAACCCGGCATCGTGAAGGACCGCACAGACGAGGCATGGCATAGCGTCAAGAGCGGCCTTATCAAAGGTGTCTCCATCGGCTTCCAGCCTCAAGAGTATGAACCGTCCGGCGTTGGTAAAGGTATCCGCTATACCAAGGCGTCCGTACACGAACTCTCCCTAGTCGCCATTCCGGCAAACCCCGACGCCGTTATCACGGCCTTCAAAAGCCTCTCCACGTCCGACCCTGCAACGTCAGCGGAAGGAACTACCCAGGGCGAACCCGCAGGCGAGCCGCCCGCAACGCCTGTCGTGAAAACCCCTCGTTCGGTCGCAATCGACCTCTCCTTTCGTTCATTTCAATAAGGATTCCTTACACATGACCATTGCAGAAAAGATTAAGCAACTCCAAGCACGCCTCCAACAAGCAGAGGCAGCACGTAACGGCCTTGTCGCAAAGTCGGTTGAGGAAGATCGTTCGCTGACCGACGACGAAGTAAAGCAGTACAACGACTTTAGCGAAGAACTCGACAAGGGTGCAAAGGAACTTGCACGCCTCCAAACCGTTGAGAAGTCGCTCGCGTCGCAGGCGGTCGCCGTACCGCGTCAAGAGACCGACATCAAAGTTACTGACAAGTCGGCTGTTTCGGTCACGACTAACGCACCGAAGGGTTCGGCGTTCACGCGTACCGCGATGGTGCTGGCGAAGTCGAACGGCAACCTTGCTGTTGCAAAGATGCTCGCGGAAGAACACTACAAGGACGACGCCGTGGTGAATGGCATCGTCAAGGCCGCAGTGTCGGCAGGTTCAACGCAGGTAGCAGAATGGGCGGGCAACCTGATTTACCCGGAAACCTACGCGGGCGACTTCATCGAACTCCTGTACCCGCAAACGATCCTCGGCCGCCTTAATCTCCGTAAGGTTCCGTTCAACGTTCGTATCGCAGGACAGAACGGCGGTACGACGGTCGGCTGGGTGGGCGAAGCCAAGCCGGTCCCGGTTACGTCGGCAAAGTTCAACGCCATCTTCCTGACGTGGGCGAAGGTCTACGCGATTGCCGCATTCTCCGACGAACTCATTCGCTTTTCGAATCCGGCAGCGGAAGCGCTGGTGCAGGCCGACTTGCTCAAGGCCACGGCACAAGGACTTGACCGCACGTTCATCGGCAACGGTGCAGCCGTCGCGAATGTTTCACCGGCAGGCATGCTCAACGGTGTAACGGGCGTGAAGGCGACCGGCAACGAGGCACTGCACCTCATTGCAGATATCCAAACGCTGACCGCACCTGCCATCGCCGCGAACCTCGACATGTCGCGCGCAGTCCTGGTCATGTCGCCCGCACGTGCGCAGGCAATCGGCGCGGTGCGTAACGCCCTGGGCGCGAAGTATTTCCCGGACATCAGCAAGGACGGCGGTACGCTGGAAAACTACCCGGTCATCACGTCGAACAACTGCCCCGGCGATCAAATCGTGTTCCTGATTCCGGACGAGGTGTACCTCTCGGAAGATGCAGGCCCGCAGATCGACATTACGCGTGAGGCATCGATCATCATGGACAGCGATCCGGAGAATGCCACGACGGCCCCGGTCTCGATGTTCCAGAACAACATGGTCGCCGTTCGCATCGGCCAGTTCATCAACTGGCAGAAGCGCCGCAACCTCGCGGCAAACGTCATCACGGGCGCTACCTACGGCTCGACTGTCACGCCGTAATCCATCTTGCCCCGCCGTCTGCGGGGCTTCCCGTTCAACGCTTACCAACTCGGAGGGCTATGGCCCAATTCGTCACGGTGCAGGCCCTCCGGGATGCGCCGTTGCACCCTTCCATCAAAGAAGGCGAAAAGCGAGCAATCCCGAAGCCCGAAGCAGATTTTCTGATTGCGATTGGTTGGGTGAAGCTCGCGCCTAAACCCGGCCGCCCCAAGTCCAAGGACGCTGAATGAGGGTATTCGGCTGGGACGTAACCAAGGCGCTCAAGTTCAAGAAGCGTCCCGCCGCGTCTGTCGGTGCATCTGCAATCGGTGCGCCCGGTTCTAATGGGTACATCCGCGAGCCGTATCCTGGCGCGTGGCAAAAGAACCAAGCTCTAAGCACGCGCGACGGGATGCTTGCAAGCTCCGCCGTGTTCGCTTGTGTAGACCTCATCTCGTCGGACGTTTCAAAGTTGCGTATCAAGTACGTCAAGTTGACGGACGGCGTATGGCTCGAATCCAGCGCGCCCCGATTCACGACGGTACTACGCAAACCGAACCACTATCAAACGCGACAGCAGTTCGTTAAGGCGTGGCTCGCTAGCAAGCTGACGCACGGCAATACCTACGTTCTTCTGAACCGGAACAGCATGGGCGGTATCGTCTCGATGGACGTGCTAAATCCCAAGTACGTTGTTCCTCTCGTCGCGCCTGATGGTTCGATCTTCTATCAGGTCACGATGTCCCCGCTTATGGTCACTCCGTTGGAGACCTTCGTGGTTCCCGCGCGGGACATCATCCATGATCGGGGTATTACGTCGTGGCATCCGCTCGTAGGCATGACGCCGATTGCAGCGTGTGCGGGTTCGGCTGTTCTCGCCAGCAGCATCACGAACAACTCCGCCGCGTTCTTCTCCAATGCGGCCCGCCCTTCCGGCGTGCTGTCCGCTCCGGGCGCAATCTCGGAACCGACCGCCCAGCGGCTTAAGAAGCAGATGGACGAGTACAGCGGTATGGGTGCAGGCGGTACGCTGGTTGCTGGCGACGGCCTTGTGTACAACCCCATGACGATGACTGGTTCCGACGCGCAAACTGTCGAACACCTCCAATGGACTGCACAGGATGTCGCCCGGTGCTTCCACGTACCCGGCCATAAGATCGGCCTAGACACCGGCTCGCGAACTGCGAATAGCTCGGCCATCTACGAGGCGATGTACTACTCCGACTGCCTGCAAGCCTATCTTGAGGCTATCGAGCTACTGTTAGACGACGCATTCGGCGTTCCCGATACGGTCGGGTTCAAGTTCGACACGTCCGGCCTCATGCGGATGGACGAAGCCGCGATGTTGTCTGCCAACGCGCAATCTGTCGGTGCCGGAATTATGGCCCCGAACGAGGCACGCGCACGGCAAGGTCTTGCGCCCAAGGAAGGCGGCGACACCCCGTACATGCAGCAACAAAACTACGCCCTCTCCGCTCTCGCGGGACGCAAGCCGCCTGACGCATCCGCGACACCGGCCAGCAGAAAGCGAACCGACCCAGACGAACAACCGCCAGAGGAGGAAGCCGCTACGGCCGATGAGTGACCTAATCACACTCACGCAAGCAAAAGCACAACTGCGGATCACGGACACTGACAGCGACGAGGAACTTACTAGCCTCGTCTCAGCAGCCAGCGATATCGTCGTCGGCTACCTCAAAACGGTAGAGGCAGCGGCGTACACGGCGGACACCGTACCGCCGCGCATCCGTACTGCCGTCCTCCTGGTACTCGCGTCTCTCTACGAGGATCGCGAAGGGGCAAATGATCCGATTGGCCCCGCAGTCCAATCCCTTCTTATGCGCGACCGCGACCCCGCTCTAGCGTGAGGAACATCCCATCCCGCCCCACTCGCCGCGTTGTGACTGGGGTACGTGCAGGAACCCTCCGCAACAAGGTGTCCCTACAGCGGCGCACGCGAACGAAAGACCCAGACACGGGGCAAGAGATAGACGACTGGACAGAGTATGCGGCGGTCTGGGGTGCAGTCCTCCAGCTAAACGGTAAGGAGCGCATTACGGGCGGTACATCGGTTGACATTGGCTCTGCAAGCATCCGCATTCGTTATCGAGACGACGTGACGAACGGCGACCGCGCAGTAGCCCAGGGCGTTGTGTTCAACATCGCTTCTGTATTGCCTAACGTCGCGTCTCGCGAGTACACGGACCTCGTATGCACGGAGAACGCCAACGATGGTTGAATCCATCGTCTACAAGGCGCTCGCCGCCCTCGCCTCCGGCCAAGTCTACCCCGATGTGGCTCCGGCCAAGACCCCGGCCCCGTGGATCACCTATCAGGCAGTCGGTGGGCAGGACTTCACGGGCCTGGACAGCGAGTTACCAACCATCGAGAACGCCCGCGTGCAGATCAGCGTATGGGCCAAGACCCGCAAAGAGGCATCGCAGATTATGCACCAGGTAAAGCAAGCGCTCGTCAACCCGCAAGTCAAGGCGGTTCCGATTGGCGGCCCCGTTAGCAATTTCGAGTCCGATACGCTCCTCTATGGCTCGTCTCTGGACTTCTCCATCACCTACAACACGGAGGTTTAATGGCAGAAAACACCGTATCGACGGCAATCACCGCCCAAGGTACTAAGCTCGAATACAACACCGCAACGACCGGTGCGCCTACTTGGGCGAAAGTCGAAAACCTCACGGACCTCTCCGGCTTCAACGGCGCGGCGAACGTCATCGACGTAACCGACCTCGATAGCAAAGCAAAGGAGAAGCGTCTCGGCCTGCAAGACTGGGGCCAAGTTTCCCTAGCGATCAACATCAACCTGAAAGAGCCGTCACACTCGGCCCTCCTCGCAGCGAAGAAGGCCGGCACGTCCATCGAGTTCCGCGCGACGCTCTCGGACGGCTCGACGCTCGAATTTGCGGCGTTCGTGAAGGACTTCCCCATCTCGGCAAAGGTCGATCAGGTCGTAACCGGTACGGTCAACCTGGAAATCACGGGCGATATCACCGTAACTGTTGGTGCCTGATCGAATCGATGAACTAGTGCAGCTCGCTATGGAGGAAGTCCAGGCGAACGCCGTACCAGTTATCAACCGTCTAATCCGTGAGGCGCAGTTCGCGCCCGCTCCTACCGTCTGCAACTTTGAGGAAGGCTGTGAAGCCTGTCAGTAACACATGAACAAAGAACAAATCTTCGCAGCACTCACCCCGGCCATTCACGAAGAACCGATCAAAGCGCTTGGGGGTGCAAAACTACGATTCAAAGAACTTTCCGGCTCGGCGCGGGAAGCATTGACCCGCAACATGGGCGACGACTTCAGCAACGCGCGCTTTGAAGCGCTCCTCGTTGCATCGACAGTCATCGACGCTCAAGGCGAACCGACGTTCACGATTGAGGACGTCGCAGCGCTCAAGGAACTTCGCGCTACAGGCGTAGCGGAAGTCGCAGCAGTCGCGATGCGGATCAACAACATCGGCGCAGCAGCAGAGGCAGACGCCGCAAAAAACTAAGGGCCAGCCCGGAACGCCTTATGTGGTTCCGGCTGGCTAAAGAACTCGGAATGTCCGTGAGGCGCGCGCAGGCTGAAATATCCAGCGCGGAGTTTGGTGAATGGGTAGCGTACTTCTCCATTGAGCCATTCGGGGAGCGCATCGCAGACCTTCGCGCGGGAACCATCGCGAGCGTTATCGCGAATGTCAACCGAACACCTAACACGCCCCCGCTCTTGCCTAGTCAGTTCATGCCGTGGATTGCCACGCCAAAGGCAGCAGAGACGCCACGTAGCGCAGAGGAAATCGCCGCATCCGTTTTCGGGGTCAACCTTGCGGAGCTAAAGAAGAATGGCACGCGGAAAATCATACTCCGTAGACAACCCGGACGCACTGGCTAACGAAATCGCCGCGCTCGACGCGACCGTGTCCGAATCTGTACTACGGCAAGCCGCCGCAGCAGGCATCACGGAAATCAAGAACGAAATTGCGGTACGTGTTCCGCGTGAATCCGGGGACTTGGCGTCCGGCTTGACGGTCGCCTACGACAGTGAAAACAGCACAGCAGGCATCAACGCAACCTACCTCGCGTTGTTCGTAGGCGACACAAAATCGCGATGGAAGACTGGCGGGCGGCTCGCACGAAAGACCCTTGCCGCGATGCTTGAGGGCGGCAACTCGCGTATGCCGGCACGTCCGTTTGTCCGGCCTGCTTTCGAGGCCGTCAAACAGCGCGCAGTAGACCGGACGCGCGACACCATCCTTACAGCATTGAACAAGAAAGGAGGTTCGTGAGCGGCAGCAACAACAACGTAACCGTCCGATACTCAGTTGACGCCTCCGGTGCACAAGCGGGTATCGGCCAACTTCGGGCTGCGAACGCGCAGTTAAGCGCGTCTCAGGACGAAGTGCGGAGGAAGCAGGAAGCAGTACAACGTGCCATGCAGGAGGCAGCCACCAACGGCTACAACCTCACCGCACGGGAAGCAAAGAAGCTCGTAGACCAGTACGACCGCCTACAGGCGACAGCAGGCAAAACGCGCCTGGAAATGCTGAATCAGCAGGCCGCCGCGCGAGGCGTGACACAAGCATTCGCAGCACAGACAGCAGCGATTGAGAAAGCAGCTAAGGCCGCGCACTCATTCAGCCTTAACAATTCCGCCGCGCGCCGTGAAATGCTCGTTCTCGCGCATGAGGCGTCACAGAACCAGTGGAAGCGATTTGCTGGTTCTATGCTTGTGATGGCAGAGGCATCCGACGCCCTTAGCCTGATTATGTCTCCGCTCGGATTGGGGCTCACGGCAGCAGCGGGCGCAGCGTTCCTGTTCGCCAAGCAGGTGTACGCGGGCTATGAGTCCGTGCAGCAGTTCAACAAGGCAGTCACAGCGACTGGCGGTTATCTCGGGCTGAGTACCGAGCAGATGATAGCGTGGTCCAACCGTCTCCAGGATGGTCACACAGCCCTATCCACGATTCGCGAAACAATGGCACAAGTCGCCGCGACCGGCGCGGTACTTGGTGAAGACCTAGGACTTGCTACAAAAGCTGCCCTAGCGATGTCAGAAGATATCGGGATCGGTACGGACAAGGCTGCGGAATCTCTGTCAAAGATTCAGGATGACGTACTCAAGTGGGTTTCTGAATATCAGAAAGCACACCACACATTCAGCGCCGCGCAAATCGAAGAGATTGACAACTTCGTAAAGCAAGGCGACACCGCGTCTGCTGTCCGCGCAGTGATGCGCGATCTTGCTAGCGCTCATGAGAAAGTCGCAGCAGACGCCGACAGGAGCATGGGTTCCGTTTTGCGATGGTGGCGGGATTGGGGTGCAATTATCGACCGGGTTAAAGGGTCGATCATGAGCATCGGCGTACCGTCCACCCTGACACAACAGATTGGCGAGCAGTTAGCCAAGGTCGAGCAGTTACAAGGTGCGTTGCGGGCGCATAGCGGCGCAGCCGTCAACGGCCCCAACGGTCTTATCTCTGCGCGTGAGGCCCTCGACATTGAGATGAAGAAGCTCAATGTTCTGCGCGATCAGCAGGCGACGCAGTTCAAAGCAATTCGGCAGCGTGAGGCAGACGCCAAAGGTGGAGATGCGGCCGTCCGTGTCAAGGCTTACCTTGGGGACAGCAAATACGCCACCCCGAAGGAAAAGCACGGCCTGGAGTTAGAGGACGAGAACAAGAAGTTCGCGGAAGCGATTCGAGACCTAGACAAGAACTCCAAGGACTACGCCGATGCGCTTAAGCGGCATCAGGGCAACATCACCCAAATCAACGAGCAGTACGCGAAGAAGAGCCGCACGCATACGAGCGAAGGCGGACTGAACGCGGAAATGGCCCGCCTAGCTGGCATGAATCGATTGATTGAGGCGGAGGCGAAGCGCTCCGAGTCGTCCCTCAAGGTGCAGCGCGACGCGGGCCTTATCGATTCAGAGACGTACTTCCAGCGCCTACACGACATCCAGGCAAAAGCACTCGATCAACAAATCACGAATGCCAAGCAGCGCGCGGATATCGCATCGGCCAAGAAAGAAAAGTCCGTGTACGAGACGGCGAATGCTGAATATCTCCGGCTCGCGGAAGAACGGAAGAAGATCGACACGGACCTCACCGACGCTCTCGCCAAGACTCAGGCTCAGCGTGCAGCGAACGTCGCGAAGTTCTCCCAACAGGAAGCCGCAGCGCTCGGTGCGCAACTCAATCAGTATGCCGACGCATTCAATACGCGGAACATGCTGGCTGATGAAAAGGCGATATATGACGCACGCGCATCGCTACGCGATCAGTTCGAACGCAAGATTGCATCGCTCAACGAGCAGTATAGCGGCCCGAACGCAGACCAGAAAGAGTACCAGGACAAGCTTCGCATCACCGGGGAAACCTACCGAAAACAAACGGAGGCATTAGAAGATGAACTAGTCCGCCAGAAGGCAATCCGGGAGTCGTTCGGAGAGCAGTTCAAGAAGGGGTACTCGGACCTTGTCCGCTCGTCGCAGACAACCGCCGAAGCTGTTGCAGGCGGGTTCCGCAGTGCCTTTGACGCGCTGGGTAGCGGCCTAGAAACGTTCATCACTACCGGAAAGGCAAGTTTCAGTGCGTTCGCAACGTCGGTTCTCGCAGACCTTGCAAAGATCGCTCTACGCCAAGCTGAGATTGCTGCGTTCAAGGGCATGGCGAGCGCGTTCGGCTTCTTTAGCGAAGGTGGCCCGGTGCTGCATCGTGCGGGCGGCGGGCCTATCAGCGGCCCCGGTACGAGCACAAGTGACAGTATCCCGGCGATGCTCTCGAATGGCGAGTTCGTGATTAACGCGGCGTCCACCAAGAAGTATCGTAGCTTGCTTGAGCAGATCAACGCGGGACACATCTCACATTTCGCGACAGGGGGTATTGCTGGCTCGCTCGCGCCATCGCACGCCGCAGCCGCAGACACAAGCTCTCCTATCAACGTAGAGGTTCACAACCACGGAGGCGGAAGGCTTACCGAGCAGGACGCGAAGGAACTCCAGCAGTATGTACAAGCGTGGATCGATATGCGCATGGAGCAACGTATGCGCGAGCAAGGAGGATTCGCATTCCAGATGAAATACGGGCAAATTTGAGCGACAACTTACCGGTTTTCACATGGGTTCCGCAGGTAGGCACGAGTGGAACAACGAAGTTCGATGTGCTAAACGCGCAGTTCGGCGACGGTTACAGCCAGACGGCGGCGAATGGCATCAACAACACGGCGGACGTGTGGTCCGTATCGTTCTGCGACTACGACGACACCATAGACGCAATTCACACATTTTTACGCGAAACGAAGGGCGCGCGCCGCTTCAAATGGGCCGCGCCCCGCCGCTCTCCGGGTATCTTCCTGTGTGATCCGCAAGGCGTGACTCGTAGATTCGAGGGCGGGGGTATCTCCACCCTAACCGCAACATTCAAGGAGGTATTCTAAGATTTGACAGTGCTTGAGCGTATAGACCTCGGCTCAGAACCCGATGGTAAAGGAGGCGATACCAGTCGCTCAGCGTTCAATAAGCTGAACGCCGATATCGATACGATCGAGCGGACTGTCCCCCTCGATCTGGCGTTCTTGAACGACAACGCCGACTTGACGCCCGCGCATGTAGGTAAGCGATTCGGACTCTGGATGGCGGACGCAGGTAAGGTGATCGGCTTTCCGCCCGCTTCTTCCGTTCGTCCGAATTCCTGCATTCACCTGTTCAACGCGCAAGAGAAGGTAACAATCAAGCTCCAGGCCGGAGACATGTCTCAGATTACTGTCCTGAATACCGGCGACTGGGTGAAATACGTGTCGGACGGCGTGAAGATTTGGCATGTCGCCGCGCGCGGGCGAATGATGTGGGATGAGGTTGTCGGCGGTAAGTTGACGGTAGGCGGCGACCTCATCATAGCGCGCGAGAACGATGAGGCACACCTTTTTGTTGGGAAGAACGACGGCTATTTCTACGCGGGGTCTGGTGGTGCTGGCTGGTACTCCCCAAAGGGGGGCGCATTCCAATATCTACTCGGTGACAGGACGTTCCGGATCAACGGGCAAAAGGTGTTCCACGAGGGCAACCTTTCGCCAGTGGACGCGGTGAGCGATCAAAAGATCGGGGGGAAGAAGGAATTTGAGGTTCGGCCGACGTTTGGCGCTGGCGTGCCCTGGGACAGCAGTAATCTGCCAAGGCCCGTGTCGCGCTTTACCGGGAACAATATCCGATTGGGGTGGCGGCAAACAGGGAATGCATGGGCTATCGGCGTGATAGTTGATGAAACCGACAACGGCAATTTTGTCAGTAGCGGGGGCCACGGCATCAAACTGGATTGGACCGGCGCTGGTGTCGACGTGTATGTCGACGGAGTTCGTATGGGAAAGATGGTGATTGGGTGAGCCGACGATGACCATTACTGCGGACGTTCAGCAGTTAGACCCAGGCGACCGCGTTGAACTCTACGAGGTAGACCTTACTCCGCTCGGCGGAGATGTTCTCCGCTACCACGCCCATCTACAGACCGGCCCGATTCGATGGGGAGGAAACGACTATCAGCCGTGGCCCATCTCTGCATCCGGGTTCGCTCGCTCGGGTGGACAAACTCAACCCTCCCCTACTCTCGTCATATCTAACGTGGATGGCTCGCTGTCGGCATTATGCGTTGCGTTCGAGGACATGGTAGGGGCGCGAGTCAAAAGACTTTGGACGCTCGCGCGCTATCTCGACGGACAGCCAGACGCGAACGCCGATGAAGTGACAGCGGTAGAGCTTTGGCGGATCGAGCAGCGGACAGAGGAAACGCCCGTTTCCGTCACATTCAAACTGTCCTCGGCGCTTGATTTCACGGGCGTACAGCTACCCGCGCGGCAAGTGCAGGCGACACTATGCAACTTCGATTACCGCGACCCGGCCACGGGCTGTAACTGGCAAGGCGTCCGATTCTTTGACAAGCACGACAACCCCGTAGACGACCCCGCATTGGACGTGTGTAGCAAACGCCTGTCCGGTTGCAAATGCAGATTCGGGGAATACGCGGTCCTTCCTTGGGGCGGCTTCCCGTCTGCGGGACGCAACGGTATCGGATGATCGATCAAGAACTAAGAGAAGCAATTAGCGTTCACGCGCTCGCGGAGTATCCGAAGGAATGCTGCGGCCTAGTAGTGCGGGGCAAATACATCCCGTGTCGCAACGTCGCGGCTGATCCGCTGGCAGACGTTGCACTCGCACCGGAAGACTTTGCGGCGGCAGAGGACATCGGGCCTGTCGAGGCTTTCGTCCACTCGCATCCCGGCTCAACAGCCGCACCGACGCAAGCCGACCTCACGGCGTGCGAAAACGGCGACGCGCCGCTCTGGATCATTGTGAGCCTAGGGGTTCAACCAGACGGCACGATCGCCGTGGAGGATTGGTGCGAGTTCGGCCCGACTGGTTACGACGCACCCTTGGTCAACTGCGAGTTCTCACACGGTATCAACGACTGCTACGGACTCATCCGCCGATGGTATCGACAGCGGCGCGGAATCGTCCTCCCGGACTTCCCTCGCGACGATAAATGGTGGGACGACGGCAAATCAGACCTCTACACCACGAACTACCCCCGAGCCGGATTCGAGGCCATTCCGAACGATCGTGAGCCAGAGATTGGCGACGTAATTCTGATGAAGATTCGGAGCCGCAACAACGTCCCGAATCACGCTGCTCTGTACGTGGGTAACGGGCAAATTCTTCATCACCTTTGGGGCGAGCTATCCAGACATGATCTACTCGCCCGCTATCGCGAGTACGTGACCCATCTACTTAGGTATCGAGGAGGCAACGAATAGAAGCAGTTCACGACATCCGCCTGTATGGTGCGCTGGGTTCGAAGTTTGGCCGACAACATCGATTCGTAATCAGAAGCCCGCGCGATGCAATCAAGGCGCTTTGTTCAATGGTTCCCGGTTTCGAGCGCGAACTCATGACGAGCAGGGATCGCGGCATTACCTACGCGATCTTCGTCGGCAAGCGAAACATCTCAGAATCGGAACTCGCGCACCCATCCGGCGACACGCCGGTACGCATTGCACCTATTGTTGCGGGCAGCAAAGCGGGCGGCCTGTTCCAGACAATTGCCGGGGTAGCTCTTGCCGCTGTTGGCGGCGTAACTGCCTTTTTGGGAAATCCGTTTGCCGGACAAATGATGCTCCTAGGCGCATCGATGGCGCTCGGCGGCGTAGCACAAATGCTGTCCCCGCACGCGTCGGCGGCGAACGGGAGCAGCAATAGGAAGCAATCCTATTATTTCAACGGGGCCGAGAATGTAACAGCACAAGGCGGGCCGGTCCCGCTCATTTACGGCCGTATTCGTGCAGGCAGCACGGTAGCAAGTGAGGGAATTACATCATCGGATCGATGACTTTGATTCGAGGAAGCAAGGGAGGCGGAGGCAGCGCCCCAACCGAATCAGACGACACACTAAGCAGCACAGCATACGCGCAGATTCTCGACCTCATTTCAGAGGGTCCGATATTTGGTTTCCCCGAGGGCAAGAGCGCAGGTCAGTGCATCTTCTTCGACGGGACGCCGCTCCAGAACGACGACGGTTCGTATAACTTCAAGTTCAAGCAATTCGATTACCGTCTCGGATACGTAGACCAAGACTACATACCGGGGTTCGAAAGCTCGTCGTCTGAGAAGCAAGTAGGCGTATCCCTTACATCATCTTCTCCGTGGTCGCAGACGATCACGAATACCGATATCAACGCGGTACGCGTAACACTCGGCACCGTGAACGCGCTATCCAAGACGGACACTTCAACAGGCAACGTCACCGGCTATCGCGTTGCATATCAGATTCAGCTTTCGAAAGATGGCGGCTCGTTCTCCACTGTCCTCGATACCGCCTTCGACGGGAAAGCAAGCTCGACTTACACGCGCTCACATCGGATCGAACTCAGCGGCGCAAAGTCGCAATACACGCTCCGCGTCGTCCGGCTAACCCCCGACTCAACGACGCAGTACGTTCAAGACAAGACGAATGTCGTCAGCTACGCGGAACTGATAGACGCGAAGCTCCGCTACCCGTTCAGTGCTCTTGTAGCGCTGATGCTTGATGCGGAGCAGTTCTCAAGCATGCCTGTACGTTCCTACGACGTGAAAGGCTTGCTCGTGAAATACCCAAGCAACTACAACCCGCAGACGCGGCAGTACGTCGGCGTGTGGGACGGAACTTTCGTTATCGGCTGGACGGATAACCCGGCGTGGATCTTCTACGACCTCGCGCTCAACAAGCGTTATGGGCTGGGCAAGTATGTAGACGCGACGATGATCGATCGCTATGCGCTGTATCAGATTGCCCAGTATTGCGATGTTCTTGTTTCAGACGGCAAGGGCGGCAAGGAACCCCGCTTTACCTGCAATTGTGCAATCACGTCCCGAGCGGATGCAATCAAAGTCTTGCAAGACATCGCAAGCGTTTTTCGTGGCATCGCCTATTGGTCGGCGGGGACCGTAGTTGCGTCGTCTGACATGCCGAGCGACCCCGTGTATATCTACACGGCGGCGAACGTCGTCAACGGTCAATTCAAGTACGTCGGCAGCTCGCTTAAGTCGCGCTACACATCGGCGCTCGTAACGTTCAACGATCCCGACAACGGGTACAAGCAGAGTGTCGAATACGTTGAGGACGCGGAAGGCATTCGTAGGTATGGCATTAACAAGGCCGAAGTAACCGCGTTCGGTTGCACGAGCCGATCGCAAGCGCAACGCGTCGGTCATTGGTTGCTCCTCACGTCGCGCTACGAGACGAACGCAGTTACGTTCAGCGTCGGCATGTACGGCACGTTGGCGCAGCCGGGACAGGTGATCGCGATTGCTGATCCGTCGCGATCAGGAAAGAGAATCGGCGGGCGTATCAGGCAGTCGGCATCCAAGGGAACGGTAACACTCGATCAAGCTCCGGAAGGTGCCGCGCGCGGCGATCGCTTGACGGTAGTTATGCCTAACGGAATAGCTCAGTCCCGTTCGGTTCAGTCGGTCAGCGACTCTGTTATCAGCGTACAACCTGAGTTCGACGTGCAGCCCGCTCCCGGCGCGGTGTGGATGCTGGAGACGGCCACTCTCAAATCGCAGCTTTTCCGGGTTACTAGCGTCAGCGAGCGAGAAGGCATCACCTTCGAGATTTCGGCAACGCAGCATGAACCGGGCAAGTATGACGCTGTGGACAACGGGGCCGCGATCGAGTACCGGCCGATCACCGGGGAGACCTTCAAGGCACAGCGCCCTCCGGCTAACGTCCGTCTCTCTCAATTCGTCGTCATCGATCAAGGTATCGCCCGTACCAACATGACAGTTGCTTGGGACGCCGCCGCTAACGCAACAGCATACGTCGTGGAATTCCGCAGGGATAACGGAGATTGGATTTCAGCGGGTAGGACCGGAGGGCTATCCCTGGATGTGGGAAACATCTACAGCGGGCGTTACGTTGCACGCGTGCGCGCTGTCAACGCACTAGACATCTCGTCACCCTTCGCATACTCGCAGGAAACACACCTGAACGGGAAAACGGGTTCTCCGCCCCGCCCTGCTACGCTTGTCGCGACCACGGATCAGGTATTGTCGATCGGGTTGAATTGGTCTTTCCCGCCGAACTCCGGCGACACGTCGTACACCGAAGTTTGGTACAGCACGACGCCACGCTTTGCGAATGCTACCCCGCTGTCGCGGTATGGCTTCCCGACGAACTCGGCGAGCTTGCTAAATCTAGCGGCGGGTGCGTCGCTCTACTTCTGGGCACGGCTTGTCGATACGTCCGGCAACATTGGTCCGTGGTATCCAGCGGAGTCGGAACCCGGCGTGTATGGAGCGGCCACGTCGGATGCAACAGCAATTCTCGCGTACATCGTTGGCAAGATCACCAGTACGGAACTCTCCCAAGAGTTGCTCGGCCCGATCAAAGAGATTCCCGACATCCAGCAGAAAGTAACGGAGAACGCTGCGGCGATTTCTTCGGAACGGCAGGCTCGGATTGACGAGAATGCAGCGCTTGCCGGGAAGATCGACAAAGTTTCGGCTCAAATCGTTGTTCCGGACATGGCAGGCAGTTCGAGCGATCTCGCCGGATCGACAACGGCATACGCTGGAGTATGGTCGGAACAATCCGCGCGCGTAGAGGCGGACCTCGCACTCTCTCGCCGAATCGACACGACGACAGCCCAGCTAAGCAACACCCAGCACTCCCTACTTTCCGCCGTTCAGACGGAAACCCGCGCCCGCGTAGATGCTGACAGCGCGCAAGCAGAACTCATCACGAAGGTACAGGCAAAGGCCGATGCAAACGCGGCAAACGTCGAGACCGTTGCGAAGTCATACGCGGACCTCAACGGCCGTGTATCGGCGTCGTACAACATCAAGACGCAAGTAACCGTAGACGGTCGCCTATACGTCGCGGGCATCGGGGTAGGCATCGACAACAACAACGGCCAAATCGAGTCGCAAGTCCTGGTCGCTGCGCAGCGCTTTGCTGTTGTAGACCCGAACGGCCATACCGTGACTTCTCCATTCGTGATTCAGGGCGGCCAAGTTTTCATCAATCAAGCGTTCATCGGCGTGGGCTGGATTCAGAACGCGATGATTGGCGACTACATCCAGAGCAACAACTATGTAGCGGGCCGCTCTGGCTGGCGACTGGACAAGAGCGGATGGTTCGAAATCAACAATACGGACGGACAAGGAAATCGATTGAACATTGACAGTAACGGCTTGCGCGGCTTCGACGCAAACGGCACGCTTCGCTATAGGCTCGGCTTTTACTGATGTCGGTAGGACTACAGATATGGGACGCTCAAGGGCGCACGCTGCTTGACGCCTCGACGCGTGCGGGGCGAGTTGTTGGCTTCACTAGACTAGATGGGCAGGGCGGCTCAATCCCGGCGGACTTGTCTGGAGGGACGCCCTTTTGGGCGTTCACCCCGGATTGGTTGTTCAAGCATATCAATCAAAACGCGCCCGTCCCCGTCGTATCCGTAAACGCGGGCGGCATATCCTGGTTCTACTCGCCTCCGCCTAGCGACAACCATCTAACGCCGATGTCCGGGCTTCTGGTCTATGGGGTTTACTAACTGATGTCTGTTGAATTTCAGGCATATACGGATACTGGCCTGTATCAGATTGACGGATTGACGCCCAACTTCCAAATGACGCAAGCACTTTCCGCCGTGTCTCAGCGGGCGAGCTTGCGAATTTGCTTCAACGACAAGGGTACACCCTACTCTGAGGATCATTGGGTAGCGACATTCACTTTCTACGCGCTCACCCCGCTCTACGCGTTCTCAGCCGACCCCGGTGTAGGTGTGTGCATATGGGACTACTCTGGTAACGGTAGCACGCATACCGTTCGAATCGTCACCACTTCTCAGGCGACGGTGCGTCTATTCGTTTTTGATAAGCAAGCGGCGGTAGGCGGAAACTTCGGCCTCCAGATTTTTGACCCGACCGGGAGCTTGATCGCGGATGCTGCCCGACCATTCTACCGTGTGCTCGATGTCATTCACGAGCAGTATCGGGCAGGCTACGGCTGGGACAAAGCCGGGGACGAGTATCCATCCGCCCCATTCAAATCGCGCTCGTATGGCCGTCCCGTTCTCGTGTCCAACCTCTTTCCAGTCCATAACATCCTTACGTCAGACGGCGTGAGTTGCGAACTCAGCTCTGTGAGTACGTCCGGGGATACCGTAACTTGGGGTAGCGTCGCGTTTGGCAAGCGCTCTCCCCGCTGGGTGGGATTCCGAGAGAACTGGCACTGTCATTTCATCGTCATTGACGGGACAGGCATCATATAACCATAAGGAGAAGATGGGAATTTTTCAAGAGGCGGCCGACAGTGCCGCCGCATCGGCCGGTAAGGTCACGGTCACAACGGGTACGGCTCTCTACGGACTCACCACCCTCCCACTCAGTACCTACGCGGCGGCGGCGTCTATCGTGCTCTCTGTCTTCTACATCTGGGGCGCTCTGCCCCGAGTCGCACGGACGGCCGTAGCGCTCAAGCGCGGCTTGGTTGATAAGGACTGGACCCTGTGGCGCAAGCTGGGCGACCAACCGACCCCGAAGAAGGGTGATTAATGCAGGGGATCGACCGGATTCTCGCGGCCCTGTTCCTCGTTGCCGCCGTCGTTGCAACGGGGACGGGCCTGTACGCAAAAGCGGAGCACGCGCGCGCGGAGGCGCTGCGGAAGGAAATCAAAGAGGTATCAAGCGAACGGGATGGGCTCCGGCGCGCGCTTGACGCACAGGCACTCGCGGAGAAGAAGGCCCAGGAGCGGCGCACGGCTTCCACACGCCGTTTGTCGGAGGCCGTCAAGGTCAACCCGGCGGAGGCGCAAGCCGTCGTCCCTGAGTCGATTTGGGAGGCAATCTACGGGGATGCGGATGCAGGGAAGTAAGGGAATGTTGGCCGTCGTCTTGGCGGCCCTACTGGCGGGGTGTGCTGCGGGGGGGTCTGGCGGGATTCCGGACGCGTACTTGCAGGACTGTGCCCATGCGCCAAGACCGGCAGGGAAAACGGTGGCGGATTTGGCCCAAGCCTTGATTGACGAGCGGGCCGCGACGGAGGCTTGCGATTGGAGGGACAAAGCCGCCCTCCGGGCGTGGAAGGCGCGACAATGAAGGGGCTTGGCTATATTGTTGCAAGTCGGCCCGCGATGCTCTCCGGGGTTTCTCGGTAGTACACACGGGCCAGCATTTTTAAGTCCGCATGACCGGAAATTTTCGATAGCGTTAGTACATCGACCTTGCGGGCGAGCCGCGTTAGGGCCGATGCTCTAGAGTCGTGGAACGTGAAGCCCGACAACCCGCGCCGCTCGCGTGCTCTCCGGAACAGTGCATCACGCGTCGAATCCGCTACGGTAAAGAAGTGTTCCCGGTCCAGCACTGGGCCGAGCAACCGCAACACATGGCGACTCAACGGAATGGCCCTCGGCTTACCCGTAAGATGCTGGGTCTTGTGAGACACACGGGCTACCCGACGCTCGATGTCCACGGTCCGCTTACCCAATTGCAGAATCTCGCCGGAACGCATCCCCGATCTAAGCGCGACCAGGAATGCAAGGGCGACCTCTTGGCTTAAGGACTGTGGGGCCTTCCCTGTTGTGTAGCCAAGCGCACGCAGGACCGGGCGCACTTCTTTCCAAGGGTCTATCAGACGATCACGCGGCGGGGAGTCTTTAGGCGGTCGCAAGCTTTCGAACGGGTTGCGTTTCGTCCATTTCCACTCCAGCCGCGCCAACGTCCAAGCATCACGATATATGGAGAGTTCGCGGAGTACCGTTGAGCCCTTGACCGTCTTTAACCTGTCGTCGCGCCACTCGGCCAGATGCGGCGTGTCGAAGTCGTCCAACGGCATGTCGGCAAGGTGTGGGTAGTCCCGGATAAACGCGTTGATTCGATCAGTCTCATGCCGCTCGGTCGCCTTGCTAGGCGTGATCTTGTCCCGGTATTCGGTGAGCAATTCCCGAACGGTTCGACTTGAACCCGTCTCGACCTCTGCGCCGGCAAGTTGCGCCTCACGCGTGCGCCCCCAAGCAACAGCGTCCGCCCGAAGCTTGAAGGTCGCCCCATCTCGAACACCTTTGACACATACCTGTACGCGATACGATGTGCCTGTTTTTCCTTTACGTTTTGTGATTGTCGGCAT